TTTAGCACCAATCAGCTGAGCGATTCGACTACGTTTGGAGGAGCGTAGTTCGAGCTGCCGAGGCCTTTTGATGCAATAACACAAGCTCCCTCTCCATCTCGTCTGGCTGAGCTGCCAGATCCGATAGAGAGACCCACCTCTTCTTTATTTTAAGAAGAGTTCTCTCATTGTAACCATGGCTCCAATCTTGCGATCGGAGAGGTTCTTCAGTGAAGTACTGAAGCAATGAAGAGTCGTCGTTGGTTTTCGTGCGACGGGTAACAGCAATTGGCTGTAGCACCTGGCACTGAACTAGCTGGAGTCCAGAGTTATATCGCATCGTGAGATGCGTATTCTCAGGCTCGTTGCGAGTTTGCAAACCAAAGACACCTGACCGCATGGCAACCAACGGCAACCAAGCCGTTGGCAGGGTCGACTCCAGGTGTGCAGCAGTTTCAAGTAGGAACTTTTGGTAAAAGTTGTTACTTGTCTGCGTTACCCTGGACAGCGATTCAGGTTTGCCGTCGTAAGCTCCCTTCCAATAGATCGGTGTTACTTCAACACCGTTGAAGGAATCAACGCCACAAGACTCTCTGAACCTTCCGGTCCAGAAAGACTTAGCCTCGTTGATCTTGAAGTGTAAAACTTCAAGGAGACTTACGAACAGCTCCCGACTGTCGACGGGGATGACTATGTCATCTCCGAAGACGGCCACTTCTCCCTCTAAGGACCTAATGTTCTGAAGGGTAGGGCTGAGGTTACGACTCTGAAGAGTCGCCGCCAAAGCGATACCCAAGAACAAAAGGGACTCAACGGGAAAAGTGCAGGCGTTACCCATGGTTGAGAATTTTCTCAACCTTACACAGGCTGGCACTTTACGTGTCAGATTCTGTGTAACGTATTGGGTACGTGTCACGCTCAGAGCAGCCAGTAGACTAGGATTGCTCCTATAGAACTGGCCGATGGCGTGACAGGTGACTCTATCGCTAGCAGCTGATAAATCAACTGTAGCTAGAGAGCCGTCCTTGGATCCACGGCGACACAAGTCTTGGTTCAAAGTTTGATCAGTAAACTGAACAAACGATGAGATCCAAGTTACTTGCGATCGCTGACAAAAGTAATGCCAGATATTTTGCTGGCACCACTGATGTTCACTAGGCTCTGCGGCGATAAGCCGTGGCTTCGTGAAGGTCTTCGGGACTGCAACCATTCGCGACGCTTGGCACGACGCTCTTTCCTCTTCTCCTTCGAGAAGAAAGAAAGGATCCGTCGGGCTCGACGTTGCTTGTGTTGCAACACTTCTTCCCCAGGAGTGCAGGTTGTAGAACCCGTACTCGCTGATTGGGAAGACGGATCCCAGTCTGGTACTCCATCCTCGCCAACAAAACTTGTTGACTGGACGGGATACCTCTGAGATAGCGCCTGGACCGTGTCTGAAGCGCCATCCCAATGGTTCGTAGGAACCAAGGGTGGTTGCGATGATACCCGCGACTTTGTCGAGGGTGTCAAGGGACGAACGGTTTGCTGATAGCCCGCAAAGGCTATCACCAGTACCAATCCGGTCCAGATAGATATGGGATTTGCCATACCCATGGTAGGTCTCCTCTACTACTGAGCAGGATTGAGCTGGCTTGTCCCAGAACCCTTCGGGTTCCGGTAAAGACAAATCAGTCTCGTAGAACTCGAGAACTTCGTTCTCGATGTCCTCAGGACTACATGCGAACGGAGCCTTCTTAACCAGATATAATATCTGGCGGAGGAAGACAACCGCCTCGACATCGTATTCGTCCTTCAGACGGCCGTTCTCTTCGAAAACCAATAGGTAGAGTCCCCTAAGAAACTTAGGGATCACTACCCCTCCAGTATACCTCTTCGTCAGAGGCAGTCCTGAGGGTAGGTATTGGCCATTGGCTAAACATCTATCGAGATGTTTACCAACTGCTGGGAGGTCAACGAGATAAACTCGAATACCTCTTAGCACGGAGAGAACTTTAAGACGGGCGAGATCTCTCTCGAATTCCGCCTTAAGCGTCGGGAATGCATACGTCGCGTCTCGAAAGATCGCTTCGTATACATTACTCAATTCCTTTGCATGGCTCTTAGACATAGTAAGGTTAAACCCTTAAGAATGTCCCATGTGCCAAACAACATGCTCTTCATCCAGACTGTTGAGTCTGCCGACTAAGGGTCTCTCACGACAAGTGAGACGCTACATGAAGTAGCGACTTAGTTCTACGACTCCCAGCTCATCAGAGAAGTGAGAAACGCATTCGAAGAAGCGATTGCCAGATCGGCGACCGCATCAGAGAGTGCGACACTAGTTGTCCCGAGTTTGTTCTCGAGGACGAAATAGAATTTCTCATAAAACTCTGCGACACCGCCCGCTTCGAACGTGGTCTTCACAACTTCAAAGTTGTGACGATCATAGGCCGGAGCTGTACCTTTCGCGGGAATCGTCGTATGACGAATCTTCGCGCGGTACTGGACGGTGGTGTTCCGAAACAGGTATTCAGATGAATACCCGTCCTGGTTGATCTTGATCAGGGTGATGTCACCACCAGCCTGAGGAAGAACGAGCGTGTTGCCAAGCATGGAATTGTTACTCTCGTGGACAGAACTTACTCAGGGCGCTATTAAGCGCTTCTGAGAAGCGATGGCCCCGAGTATCGACCACTTCCCCCCATCAATGAGGGGAAGATAAGAGAGGGAGAAAGGTAGCACAGGAACGATTGGCCATCGTTCCTTACGCACTCCGATTTCGTAGTG